CGGTCAGCGCATGCTCCGCCCCTTCGCCAGCGGCGGTTCCGGCGTCGCGGGCAGCACCTCCTGCACCATTGGCAGCGGCAGTGGTGTCGTCGAGCCCGGCCGCCAGCGCATCGGCGGAGGTCGCGGCGTCCGTCAGCGCGGCCTCGGCCTCGGTGCCGGACCCTGCCACGGCATCCTTCAGAGCCTGCCAGGCAGCAAGCGGCCGGGCTGCGGCATCGCTCAGCATGCCTGCGGCCTCGCGATAGGCATCGGCCTTGGCGCGCGCGTCATGGGCCATGGCGCCGAGACCGAGATCGGGCGGGATGATATAGGTCCGGGCAAGCGCGGCGGAAAACGCATCGGCCGCCGCGGTGCCGGCCGCTGTAGCGGCCCCCTCGAACGGGTTGTCGATCCTGCTCAGGTCCACCGCATCGAGCGTGCCGATCCGCACGCCGCCTTCGCCGGTCGCCCATTCCGGCAGCAAGGCGAGCGCGGCGTTCAGGGTCTCGATGAAGCTGTTGATGCGGGTGACGACGCCGTTCAGCATCGCCTCCACCCCGCCGATCAGCCCGTTCGCGGCCTGGTAGGCGAAATCACCGATGGCGCCCGGCAGGCTGCCCCAGATCGCCACCGCGCCTTCATAGGCGCCCTGGAAGATCGCGGCAGTGCGGTCTCCGAACCCGTTGAGCCCCGCGACGGTGCCGTCGAGGGCTGAGAGCGCGGCGGCCTTCAGCCCTTCCCATCCCGCCGCCATACGGGCCAGCGCGGCGTCGAGCGCGAGCCCGATGCGCGACCAGACCTCGGAGGCCAGATCGGAGAGCAGCCGGAAGGCTTCGCCGACCCCGCCCACGCGGGCGACGAATTGGGACAGCTGATAGATCAGCTCGCCCACGCCAACGATCAGCGCACCGATGCCTGTGCGGATCAGCGCTCCGCGCAGGACGACAAGCGCGGTGGCGAACCCACGCACCGACAGTGCGGCAGCGGCCAGCCCGGCGACCCAGCGGCCCGCGAGGAAGGTCGCAAAGGTCACGGCATAGGTGGTCAGGCGGCCGATATTGTCGAAGAGGCCGCGAATGGCGATGCCGAGCGGCCCGGTGCGGCTGGCAATGGCCGCCATGGCGTTGGCGACCGCCTCGAGCGCCGGAGCCGCGGCGACGGCAAGCTGGTTCGACAGCCCGCGCCAGATCAGCCCGAGCCGAGAGATCGCATCGTTCGTCCGCTCGATCTGGTCGGCGTCCTGTTCCGAGACCACGACACCGAAAGCAAGCACGTCCTCGGTCGCCTGGCGCAGCGTCGCGGTGTCGATGCGCGACATGGCGATGGAGCCTTCCTCGCCGAAGAGCTGTCCCGCGACCGCCGCGCGTTCGGCGGCGGGCACGAAGTTCTCGATGGCGGCGTTGATCGCGCCCACACGCTGGTCCAGCGGCAACGCGATCAGGTCGTTGGCGGAAAGGCCCAGCCGGTCGAGCGCATCGGCGGCAGGGCCCGTCCCGGCGGCCGCCTGGCTGAGACGGCGCGTCAGATCCTTCGTGGCCTGCTCGATGCCGGACATCGAAACGCCCGCCAACTCGCCCGCGCGCTCCAGCGTCTGGATCGAGGCGACGGTGGTTCCCAGCGACTGCGCAAGCTTCGCCTGCGCATCGACGGTCTGGAGGCCCGATTGGATCATCGCCACGCCAGCAGCGGCGGCAGCTGCCACGGCCGCTGCGGCGGCCACACGCGCCCGCCGCGAAAAGGCCGCGAGCCGGGTGTTCGCCGCTTCCATCTCCCGGCTTAGCCGTCCGAAACCTCGCGCACCGGCTTCGCCGACGCCTTCCAGTTCGGCGCGCACCTGCCGACCACCGACCGCCGCAAGGCGGACGCTGACGCGTTTTTCAGCCATTGGGGCGTTCCATCTGTTCGTTGAGTTTGGCGACCATCACCGCTTCGATGACGGGCAGCAGTTCGGCCATGGCGAGCGGCGGCACGCCGAGGGCGTCACCGAGCGCTAGTGCCGCCGACATGTCCCAGCCGATCACCGCACCGGGCAGGACGCGCAGTTGGCCGCCGAGACGGCCGACCAGGTCCCAGACCTGCCAGCCTTCATGCGTCATTGGTCGGTTCAGCCGCGCCGGGCAGTCTTCGCACGCCGTTTGGCAGGCGTCGCAATATCGGTCGCCCCCGCCGAAGGACCACTCGGCGAGAGCGCGGAGGCGTTTTTTTCCTGTTCCAGCAGCAGGCCCTTCGAGACGTAGGTCAGCTGGAAAGCCTCGAAGATCGGCCAGATGTCGAGCAGCGCGTCGATGGCCTCAGGGCTGGGATCGATCGGCTTGCCGTCCGCATCGCCGATGCCCTCCCAGGTGAGGACCGCCCGCCGCGCAAGCGCCTTGGCGAAGGCCACTGCGCGTTCCTCGTCGGAAGCCTCGTCCGGCACCGCCTCAACGGCGGGGTCGCTGCGCGTCGCCACCATCAGCGCGGTGGTCAGCGGGCGCAGCTGCACCCGCACGCCGGGCGCGAGATCGTGCCAGCGCGGGGCGTTGGTCAGGTCGAGTGTCAGCATCAATAGGTCTCCACATCGTTCACGAGGGTGGCGGTGCACATCCGGCCGTGGACGCTGTCGCGGGCGGCCTGCCAGTCGAAGGTGGCCTGCACCCCTTGCGGCCCGGAAATCTCGATCCGGGGGCGCGGCAGGTAGACCGCGTGCACGGTGAACGTGAAGCTCTCGCCCGAGGGCAGGACGTAGGCGAACTCAAGCTTGCACGGATCGCCGTTGATTGCCTGCGTCACCAGCGTGCTGTCGGCGAAACGCACCTCGATGGAGCCGGTCAGCGCGGCGATGGACGGGTCCGCGCCGTCGATACGCCCGTCCGAGCGGATGGTCTCGATCCGGTCGAGGTTGTTGGCATAGGTGATGTCGACCGAAACGACGTTGCCGAGGGCCGAGCCGTTCCGCGTGATCGACCCGTTGAAGTGGCCGAACCTCTTCAACTCCAGCGCGGCGGGCGTGCCGGCGCTTGTGGTCGTCCCCACCGTCTCGCCCTGCGCCGCCAGCCGTGCGGTCGCCGTTAGCAGCCCCGAGCGCTGCATCTGCCAGGTCAACTGATCGAGGACGCAGCCGGAATACATCGCGTAGCGCGGCACCTCGGGCATTCCGGTCTCGATGGAGAGGCTCGGCAGCGTCCAGGCGCCGGATCGGAACTCGTGCGTCCAGGGACCGGTGCCCGTCGTCGACGGCGCGCCGAAAGCTGCCTTCAGCCAGAAGCCGAAGGCCTCGGCGTCGAGCGGCACGACGACATCGCCGTCGGCCGTCACCGCATCCTTGATCGGTGCCAGCGGATCGCGGCCGTAGCCGAGAAGCTCGGAGTTCAGCAGCGGCTGCTCCGCGCCCAGCGTGGTGCTGGCAAACGGCATCTTCGTGAAGCCGCTCGCGGGCGGCGTGCCATAGACGGTCTCGAACGCAAGCGCCATCTGCGCCCGCGCCCCCTGGGCTCGTGCCATGTCTCAACTCCTGTTGTCGGTTGGATCAGCCGAGCGGGTCGGCCGTGGTGTAGTGCAGGACCACCGGGATCACGGCTGCCTTCAGGCTGGCCGCGCCGTCGACCGGCAGATCGACCGGCCTTGGCGCTTCCGCCTCGACCCAGTCGCAGAGCCCGCCCAGCGTCCGGTCGGCGGCGAGCGCCGCGCCGATGCTGGCGGTCAGCGTGTCGAAGGCGGCGTCACGGGCGGTGCCCTGCACGACAGCCTCGATCTCGGCGCGATGCTGGTAATGGTAGCGTAGTGGCGACAGCGTCACCTCGGGCTCCCCCGGCTCGCCGTCGCGCAGGATCAGCAGTCCCCCGGCTGGCACGCGCTCGGGCAGCACCTCGCTGCGCAGGGCCGTTGCGGGCAGCGCCGAAAGCCGCGCGTTCAGCGCGGCGAGGATGGTCTCGCGAGGGGTGGGCATAGGGGTTTCCTAGTGCCGCGTTTCCCGCGGCTTTGTTTTTACGGCCGACTGAGCAGAAATGCTGTTCAACTTAAGCGGCTGATAGTCGATCGCTTTCAAGTCTACTTCCAGCTCTGACGTAAATGGCGTTTTGTAGGTCTCAGCGTCGAAGCCCCTGAAGTTGGCACCGACCTTGTCCAATGCTTTGAAGACCCTCACAACTGCCGAGACAAACACCGGCATCATGTCGACATACACTTGATTGACAGGATATCGCTCTGCTTCCGCATCCTGCTTGATGGTATCGAGCCCCAATTCGTCACGAATTAAATGAAAACGCTGTAGAGCTTTCTTATCCTTCAAGAACTTATCCCGGTGCGGTGACCCTGATTCTGGATCAAGTCGCAAGTTAAAATCTTCGAGCTTGAAATAGGCAGTCATCGACAACATGCCTTCACTGCTCATCCGATGCCGAGCGAGTAAATACGTCGCACCGTTCCATTGGATTGGATCGCCGCGCAGCCACAAGTCGGACAAGAGGCCTTGGAACAGTGGATGGTCTCGATGGTGTATTGCGTTTCGCAACGCGATGAGCGCAGACGTGTCACCGTGATCGAAATACGGAAAGTGATCCTTTGAGACATCATAGAGGGAGTGGAATGCCTCTAGCTTTGCCTCGAAAGCACGCTCCATGTTATGAATAGCTTCCTCGCGATCCACGTCGAAAAGGCTTGCGAACTGCATATGAGCTTCGACGTATAACCTCATGTAGTTTGCGAGATTGCTGATGGCGTTTTCAACAGCTGCTAGGCTCATCTGCGACATATCCGATTCTGCCTCATGGGACCGAGGCGGTTAATCATTTGAAATGTCAGTACCAGAGTGAGCCTTGAACGGAACCCCTTGTTTTCAGTATCTTTCCCCCACCCAAGTTGCCACGATCAGACCCGGCACGCTGTCCAAGGCCCGATCCGCATCCCGGGCCAGATCCAGCCGCTTCGGCAGCTTCACCTGCGGCAACAGCAGGAAAATCGGCGCAGTGACCCTGCCGCGCCCGGTCTTTGAGCGCGACACCACCGCTTGGCCTTTGGTGTTCAGCCGTCCTTCGGCCACCAGCAGGCTCGGGCCGGTGCGGCGATAGACGAACCGCAGGCGGAGGCCACGGCGGCGCTCCCATTCACCGGGCGTGATCCGGCCGCCGCGCAGGGACTTGCCCGCGGCGGGCAACGGGATCGCGAGCCAGAACCCATCCTTGGAACGGATCAGCGGGCCGGTGTCATGCGCGCCGACGATGACCGGGGCCTGGGACCAGACGAGCGCGGCGGCGTCCAGGCTCTCGCCTGCCTTCGGAAACGTCTGGCTGCGGATCGTGTTGGCGAGCCGTGTGCCAAGCCCTGCGCCGGTGACCTGCAAGCGCCACGCGGCCTTCAGCCCAGTCCCGGCCTCGCGCATGGCGGCGGTCACCGCGCGCTCCCCCGCCGCCACCTCGGCCTGCATCATCGCAACGATGTCAGGATCGATGTCGAGCTTCAGTTTCATGCTAGGCGCAAGTCCACGGTCCAGACCAGCCGCTCGCGGTCGCGGACGGGCTCGCCCTGAATGAGGAAGGCGTCGCCCTCGATCTCGATCCGGTCGCCGGGGCGCGGGTTCGCCACCTCGGCCACCTGCAGATCCACGCGCGTGGTCTCGGACCAGATCCTTGCATCGCCGAAATCCGTAACCGCGTCGGCGCGCCGGGCGACGACATGCACCAGAACGGGCGCGCCGCCCTCGGGCGTGTAGACAGCATCCCTGCCGATGTTCGGATCGGCGAAAAGCGCACCGACGGCGGCGGCGAAGGCGCTCATCAGAACGCGCCGTTGAGCCGCACCCGGCCGATGGTATCTCCGGCCCCGCCCGCGACCGCTTCGGTGGCCACGCCGATCAGCGTGTTCGAGGTTGCCACGTTGGTGGTGCGCTTGTTGGTGTCGTCCCAGTAGATCTTCGCGCCGGCCGTCCAGGCCTGCGAGCCGATCTTGGTGATGTCGAAGACGCCGGTAAGCGCGGTCTCGACGCTCTCGCCGAGCGCGGCGGTGCCTGCTGCCACGCCGAAGATGGAACCGACGAGCAGGCCATCGCCGGAGGCGATGGCATAGGGCGCGGTCAGGGTGATGGTGTTGCCGGGCTGGACGTAGTTTTTCATGGGGAGGATCCTTGTGGAACAACGAAAGGCGGCCCTGGAGGACCGCCCGTGTGTCGGGGTTTAGGCTGGGTACAGTTTACGCGCCCGGGTTCTTATAGAGGCCGCGCCAGTCGATGGCCTTGGCGCCGAAGTCTAGGCGGCACTTGATCTCGACCCCGTCGACGTCAAAGCCGTTGCGCGTCTCGATATAGGCGCCCTGCTGCCCCTCGAGATAGGCGTACTCGATGGTGTCGATCTGGTTCGGGCTGGCCGCCAGATACCAGGCGGTGGCGCTCGCCGCATCGAGGCGCGGCTCGCTGATCGGCGAGAGCGTGCGGATCGATTGCGGCACCACGCTGGAGGTCGCGGCGGGGACGAGGTTCTGCGCGACCAACTGCTCGGCCTTCAGCTCCAGCGCGGCGGGCACGATCAGGAAGGCGGGGCGGATGTTCAGCACTGTCTTCTTGTCGAGGCCGGTCTGCTTGGCCATCGCCGCCCGCGCCGCACCGACGCTGCCTACATCGAGCGCCGCGCCGGTGCCCGCGAGGTTCTTGTGCGTGGTGTGGAACAGCGCGTTGCCGTCGGCCATCGCCGGGTTGGCGGTGATGATGCCCCAGACCACGTCCGACTCCAGCTGGGCGATGGAGTTGCCGTACATCGCCGGGATGCGGGTGAAGGCGTCGAGATCGTCGTTGATCAGCGTCTGGCGGGTGATCGCGACCACCCGGCCGTAGGTCTTGACCTTGTAGCTCTCCTTGCTCTCGCCCAGCGTCCCGCGCTTGAACTCGCCACTCTCGCCGACCTCGAGCAGCTGCGGCGCCTCGCCGAGCTGGACCCGGTGCATGGACTTGAAGTCGGTCGCCAGCACCTGGCGGCAGAAGAGCGCGAAAGTGCGGGGATAGGCGTCATAGGCCTGCCGCAGGGTCTTGTTGGTCACGGCCGACAGGATCTCGGGAAAGTCCGAGGTCGAGTGCAGCGCCCGCGTCGCCACCTCGTCGCGCGACAGGCCGCGCGTGTTGACCCCGGCATTGCCGAGGCTTTCGCGGGCCAGTTCCAAGAGCGTCATGCCGCGGTACTGGCGAGCGGCATCCTCCAGCGGAAACAGCGTCGGGCTGTAGCGGTGCAAGAGCGCGTTTGCCACGGCGTCGCGGCGGGTGATGCGCTCGTCGCGGCCGCCGAGCGGAACAGATACATGCGGGAAGGTCCGGGTCTCGTCGGATTTCGCGGCGACCTGGTCGAGGATCAGGCGGCGGGATTCGTCCACGCTGACGCCGCGCTTGACCAGATCCTCGGCGAAGCTGCGCTCGAGGTTCAGCCGCCCGGCCAGATCGTAGATGGTCGAGACGCGGTCGCGCTCGGCCTCGCGGGCGCGGGTCGCGATGGCTTCGGTATCCGTGGCCTCAGGCTTGGGAGCCTTGGGCTGGCTGCGCGTCTCGGCCGCGCGCGTCTGCGCCTCGGCCGCGCCGGTCTTGTCGTCGGGCATGGTGATCTCCTCGGTCGATGCCGTATCGGGGGTGTCGTCGGCCGGTGCGGCCGGGGTCGTCTTGTCGGTCATCGGGGATGCTCCTTCGCTGGTTTCGGCGTCCCGGCGATGGAGGACGCAGTCGTGTTGTTCGCCCTTGGCGCGGAAGCCCGCGGCGGGATCGGCGCCGACCGGCACGGCCGAAATCTCGAACGGGGTCCAGTCGACCGCCCGCCAAAGCTCGCGCCCGCCATCGGGTTTCGAGATGTCGAAGCGGTGGACCTGATAGCCGATCGAGACCGCGCGGATGTGCCCGGCCTGGATGTCGCGCCAGATCGGCTCGACGTCGGCGCGCTCACTGATCCGGACCTGCGCGACGCCGCGCCCGTTCTCGATCCGCACTGAGCCGGGCACGACCGAGCCGATGACGGCGTCGAGCGTGTCGATCTCGTGCACCTTCAGGAACGGCGCGCCCGCGTTCAGCCGGTCGAGGCGGACATGGGCCGGGTCGAGGCTCAGCTCCTCGTCATAGGGCTCGCCGAAGAAGCTGGCGCGACGAACGCGGGCGCCCGCCGACCAGATCACCTCGACGGTGCGCGCGTCCGGGTCGACGCTGTTTGGCGCAAGCTCCGCCGACCGGCGCAGGGCCGGCAGTTCGATCATTGTATCCATGGGGTCAGTCCTGTTGGTCGGCCTGCGCCGGTGCGATTTCCGGATCGGCGGGGGCTGTCTGGTCACTCGCCTGCGCACTACCGGTCTTGGTGACGCGGCGCGGGTCGCTGTCGAGCACGAGGCCGAGATCGTCGAGTTTGGCGTTTGTCGCGGCGATCTCGGCCAGCACGGCGTCGGGGTTGCGCCCCTGCCGGGCGATGGCCTGCGCGAGGGTCATGGTGCCGGAGCGGATCGCCAGCAGGTCCGCCATCGCATCCTTCTGCGGATCGACCGCCTCGAACTTCGGCGGTTGCCATTCGACCGGGACATCCGGCGACGGGATCTGGCCTGCGGCCCATGCCGCTTCCGTGAACCAGCGCCAGACCGGCGCGCAGAACATCGGAATGAACAGCTGCCATTGGACGGCGTCGATCATCCGGCGGAACTCGACGAGGCCCGCCCGGATCGAGGAATAGTTGACCTGAGAGAGGTCCCCGGTCAGCAGCTCGTAGGGCACGCGGAACCCCGCCGAGATCGTGTGCAGGCTGGCCCGCTTGTATTCGCCGTAGCCGCCGGTGGCCGATGGCTGGTTGAAGCGGATGTCCTTGCCGCCACGGGCGTAGGCGATGAGCCCCGGCTCGAACTGCTCCACCCGGTTGCCATCGGCATCGACCACTGAGGGCGCGATGCCCTGCTGCGCCTCGTCGTCGCCGAAGACGATGGCGGTGACGCAGGCCTCGGTCTTCTTGCGGACAAGTTCGGCCACCTCGTAGTCGTCGAGATCGCGCAAGCTGCGGATCACCGGCGCGCCCCATGGAACGCCGCGCGCCTGCGTGCGATGCTTCTCGTAGACATGGGCGATCTCGGTCGCCGGGACCGGGCGGCTCTGCAAGCCGTTCTGCAAGGCCCCGTAGGCGTCGCCCGGGTGCTCGGCATGGAGCCAATAGGCCCGGCGCTTGCCGACCGGGTCGAACTCGATCCCCTGCACCAGCCGCCCCGCGCCGAGGACGCCGGATTTCGTGGCGTCGAGGAAGTCGGCCTCCAGCACCTGCAATTGCAGCGGAACGGCCAAGCCGTCCGAGGATCGCCGCAGGCGGCGGCGCACCAGGACTTCGCCCGCCTCGACCATCTCGCGGCAGATAAGCGTCTGCAGGCCGTAGAAGTCGAGCTGGCCGTCGGCGTCACAATCCGCTGTCCAACGCTCGAAGAGCGCGTCGACCTTGCGGTCCAGCTTGTCATCGCCACTTGCGGCGCGCGGCATGATCCCCGCGCCGATGATGTTGTTGACGGCTCTGTTGCACAAACCGGCCTGAGGGGATTCATCTTGTGACTTCAGCTTGATAGCTGATGGGCATGAGCAGACCGACAGCCCCGACCTACAAGACC